AAGTAATGACGCAATGCAAGCCTTTGCTCGTTCTGTCGGTCGGACAATTTATGAAATTAGTCCTTCAAGACGGGATGACGGACCTGGACGTCGAAACTACTACCAACCATCTGACATCTCGCAAGAATATCGCGATGATGACGTGCCAACCAATGCAATCTTCCGTATGATTGATGTGGATTATTACATCGATATGAATGGGTTTTTAGCTGAAAACTTTGAACCTGTTATGTTATACACATTCATCCCACAACATGCTGGAGGAAAAATCACTGGAGGTGTTTATCACTGGAACGCCGATAATACGTGCACGTCTGTAGTCAATGGTAGTAAAGAGTACAGGCATCGCTTGTGGAATTACAGCACTGATGGTATCCTCGTCGATAACGGCGAAAGTGCTTGTTACTTCAAAGTAGATATGAAGCGTGTTGCTGAAGATAGAGCTGTTGTACTGCTAGTACCGGAATGGAGAATACGTTATGATACGAAAGTTGGTTGTGTTCTGAGACTATTAAGACTCAAACCGATTTCCTCTTATGAGAGATTTCGGAGGCGCAGGTGTGTAAGATTTCTAAGGGATTCTGGCATGCTTGGTAAGGCCAAGATGTTGTCTCGAATGGAACCAGTCGCAGGAAAAGGATGTAGGCTTCTGGTACAGGCTGGCGATACCGAAGACCCCGTTAGCTATGTTTCGTTTGGCATAGTAGGTGTACCAGCTTCTTTGAAGTTGGACCATGGCATAGTTGAAAGTATACTGACGAAGTTGAAGCATGAAACAAGGCCTCAACTAAGCACCGTTAGTTCAGCGCTTGAAAAGTGTTGTTCTAAAGAAGAGGTGAATAAGATCAGTTCGTTGGTGTACGATTGGGCTATTAATTACCTGGAGATACCATTGGAAAAGGTTTATGTTCATAAAGGAGGACTGCCAAAGACTGTTGTCGAGGATTACTCTCACTACAAAGTGGTGCGGGAAAATCCAGACGATCAAGAGGTGGATGATATGGATGAACCTAAACGTTCAGGAAGGGTAGTGACAGGAAAAATTTTAGTTCATGAAGAAGATCTGGCGAAATTTCCGTTGCGATGTCTGGACAATGATCGAGCTACGCTCGATGGTCGTCTCAAAAATGTTGCTAATAATAAGACCTTAAGTAACAAAGTACGTCGTATTGCGGATGATTTTGTAAAAGAACTATTGCATGGTGTTGATAACATTGTACCTCTGTCGGACAGTCAAGTCTTTGATGAGTTAGAGGGAGAGATCCAGAAGAGAAGATTTCTTAAGACAGAGATGCAATTAGATGATATCCCTGAGGTTTTACGAGTGAAGGCATTTCAAAAAGCAGAGCCGTATGGGTCATGTAATGACCCGCGTAATATCTCAAATGTCGCTGATTGTCATAAGATACAGTTGTCACGGTACACTTTGGCTTTTAAGAGACGAGTTCTAAAACGTTTTGACTGGTATAGTCCAGGCAAAACTCCAAAAGAAATTGCCGATCGCATGCACGAACTGGCAAAACACACTGACGTTATCGTTGAAGGGGATTATTCTCGTTTTGACGGTACTATAAGTCGTGATTTGCGATCATATGTAGAAATTGCCGCTTACACCAAGGCATTTCAAGGCGATAAGGATTTGGAAAAGTTATTGAACAATGAGCTCACAGCTAAATGCGTAACGGAATATGGATTAAGGTA